TGCTGATGTGTCGCGCCTGCGCACCGACATGGGCAAGGCACAGAGCGAGATCATGGAGGCGCTCAAGTCGATCCGCGAGTCCACTGCGGCGGAGGCCGTGATGAGCGGCGCGGAGTATGCGGAAGAGTTCGCCAAGGGCTTCGCGGAAAAGATCAGGCAGGCGATCGATGAAGCCGACGCAATGGGCAAGCTGGCGCAGCGCATCGGCACCACGACCGAGGCACTGTCGGCCCTGACCTATGCCGGTTCGTTTGCGGGCGCATCGGTCGATGACCTGACCGCTGGCTTCAAGGGCTTGAACAAGGCACTGCTCGATGCGCGGGACCCGGCATCGGACTCTGCCGCTGCGATCCAGGCGCTCGGGCTGAACGTCAAGCAGCTCCAGTCCGAAGACCCGTCGAAGGCATTCGAGGATATCGCCCAGGCGATGTCGGGCTTCAAGGACGGCGCAGAGAAGGCAGCGGTCGCGCAGCAACTGTTCGGCAAGGAAGGACAGAAGCTGATCCCGCTGCTCAACGGCGGCAAGGAAGGTCTCGAAGCGGCACGCAAGGAAGCCGAACAGCTTGGGCTGATCATCTCAGGCGAGACCGCCGAGGCGATGGGTCACCTGAACGATGAACTGGCGCGCGGCGCAAACGTGACCAAGGGTGCTGCCGCGCAGCTTGCGGAGCAGCTAGAGCCTGCCATCGAGCAGGTCATCGACCTGATGAAGGACATGTCGACCGAAGGGACCGGACTGAACACGGTGCTCCAGATCGTGGGCGAGACCATCAAGTCGCTGATTGCCGATGTCGTCGGCCTTGGGGGCGCGGTGGGTGTCGCGGGCGGGTTCATCAGTTCGCTCGATGGCGCATTGACGAAACTCGTGACGGGCCAGATCAGTGCAGCCGATGCTGGCAAGGAGATCACTGCCGCATGGCAGGCGGGCGGCAAGCAGATGGAAGACCTGAACACCCGGGTTGAGAAGATCATGGGCGTCCATCAGAAGGGTCTCCAGGAGACCGTTGCCGATATGGATGCCTATGCCGCATCGCAGGACAAGGCGGGCAAGAAGACCCTGAACTTCACGGCGACCATCGATGCCAATGCCAAGGCTCACAGCAGCGCGAAGAAGGCGGTCGATGAATATGCCCAGATGCTCAACCAGCTATCCGAGCAGTTGCGCAAGACCGCAGCGGACGGCGACGCCATGCAGGAACTGCTGACCGATCCGAAGTTCGCCAAGATGACGAAGGAGCAGCAACAGAACCTGATCGAACTGACCGCTGCGAACATCGCGCTCACCCAGGCACAGAAGGACCGCAAGACGCAGGAGGACGAACTCGCCAAGGCCCGGGATGATGCCGACAAGAATGAGGTGAAGCGTGTCGAGGACCTGCGCTCGTTTGCTGATGCCCAGATGGACGCGATCGACCCAACCCGCAAGTACATTGACACCATCACCACACTGGTCGAGGCACAGAAGGCGGGCTTTGTGACTGCCCAGGAGTTCGCGCAGATCCAGACGAAGGCAGCGGATGACCTCGCGGCGGCATCGAAGAAGGTCGACCCGCTGGCCGACCAGTTCAAGTCCCTCCAGCAGGCGATCGAGGGCTTTGGCAAGCAGTCGTCCGATGCCTTCGTCAACTTCATCTTCAACACCAAGGATGCCAGCACTTCCTTCAGCCAGATGGTGTCCACGATGCTTGAGGACCTCGCCAAGATGCTCGTGTACCAGAACGTGATGAAGCCGCTGTTTGCCTCGGTCAGCAGCGGCTTTGGTGAAGGTGGGTGGGCGCAGACATTCATGTCCTCGATCATGAACCGCATGTCCGGTGGACCCGTATCACCCGGCCAGCTATATCAGGTGAACGAACTGCCTGGGCGTCCCGAGTTTTTCATCCCGAACGTGGCAGGCAACATCGTGACCGGCGGCGGCGCAGGCGGCGTGGGCAGCGGCGGGCCGAACGTGCAGGTCAATGTCCACATGCACAAGGACAGCCAGTCGACCGAGGACACCAAGGCCGACAATGACCGCGCGGCACAACTCGGCAAGCTGGTGGCGGGCGTGGTCAGGCAGACCCTGGTCAACGAGAAACGAACCGGAGGGCTACTGGCAACGCCATGAGCGATATCCCGATTGAGGAGCAGCCGGTCGACCTTCCCGGCGTCGACCCGGAGGCAAGCGGCACGATATTCGAATGGTGCGTGACTGCCGCGACCTATGACCTCGAACCCAAGGTGATCAAGACACAGTTCGGGGATGGCTACGCCCAGCGCCGTCCAGCAGGCATCAACACGCAGGCATGCATGTGGCAGGTGGACATGAAAAACATCGACACCAAGACCTGTAATGACGTGCTCGCGTTCCTCAGTGCCCGCAACGGCGTGGAAGTGTTCAACTGGACGCCACCCCGCATGACCGTTGAACAGAGTGTCATTGCGACCTCGTGGAACTTCTCCTACGGGGACATGATCGAGACAGGTGACCGGCTTTACAACCTCACCATGAAGTTTGAACAGGTGTTCGAATGAGCCTCAAGGCAGACATCCAGGGACTGTCACCGGGCGCGGTGATTGAACTGTTCACGCTCGACCTCACACGCTTTAACGTGCCCCCTGGTGACGAGCATGTGTGTTTCCATGCGGGCACCAATGCGCTCGATGGCGACGTGGTGTGGCAGGGCATTACCTACCAGCGCTATCCCGTGTCGGCCACCGGCTTCGAATGGAAGGCACAGGGCACGCTGCCGCGTCCGCACTTCGCGGTCTCGAACATCGCGGGCGTGATCAGCGCACTGTGCCGCGAGTATCACGACATGGTGGGCGCACCCGTGACACGGCACCGCACGCTCGCGCGCTATCTCGACGCGGTGAACTTCCCGAACGGCAACCCGTCCGCGAACCCCAACGAGTCCTTCCCGGACGATATCTTCTATATCAACCAGAAGACCCGCGAATCCCTCGATGTGGTCGAGTTTGAACTGGCGGTTGCCTTTGACGTACAGGGCGTCCAGTTGCCGCGCCGACAGGTCATCACGAACTCGTGCCCGTGGCAGTACCGGGGCGATGGCTGTGGCTATGCGGGCGGACCAGTGGCAGACATCAACGATACGCCGACGGGTGATCCGAACCAGGACGCGTGCGGCAAGCGCCTCCATTCCTGCTCGATGCGTTTCGGCGCAGGCTGGATGCCATTTGGCGGGTTTCCAGGTGCGGGGCAATACCGATGACCAGCGATGACGACCTGACCGCACTCGTGCCATTTGTGCGCATCCATGCGGAGTCTGTCGCGCCACGCGAGTGCTGCGGCGTAGTGGTCCGCGAGAATGCGGGCAGCTTCACCTACGTGGCGTGTGAAAACCTCGCGCGCGAGACCGAGCACTTCGTCATCAACCCGACCGACTATGCGCGCGCGGAGGATACCGGCGAGGTGATAGCCATTGCCCACTCGCACGTGTTCGAGCCGCCTGTCCCGTCGCTTGCCGACCGTACGGGCATCGAGCGCTCGATGCTGCCGTGGCTGGTCGTCAACCATCCACTCGGCACCTGGACGCTCACGCGGCCCGAGGGCTTCACTGCGCCCCTGCTGGGCCGTCCCTTCGTGCATGGCGTCCACGACTGTTACGCCCTCGTGCGTGACTACTACGCCACCCAGGACGTGAGGCTGAACGACTATGCGAGGTCATGGGGATGGTGGGAAGGCGCCAGCGGTCCCGACCTGTACCGCGACAACTTCACGACCGAAGGCTTCGTGCAGATCGCCAGCGGCTTCGATGATGCGCGTACCAAGCTGCGCGAGCACGACCTGATCCTGATGAAGATACGCGCGCCGCGTGAGAACCACATGGCTGTGTATCTGGGCAACAGCGTGATCCTGCATCACCTGATCGGCCAGACATCACGCCGCGAGGTGTATCAGGAGTTCTATCAACGCCGCACCACTGCGGTGCTGCGGCATCGGGCCTTCATGTGAGGACCGCATCATGCTCACCGTTATCCTGTATGGCGACCTGCGCAAACGTTTCGGGCGTCGTTATGTGCTCGATGTGCGCTCACCCGCCGAGGCCGTCCACGCCCTATGCATGCAGTTGCGCGGGCTGCGCCAGTACTTCATCGAGCACGCCACACAGAAGTTCCTGGTGCGCGGCCATCAGGACTACACCGAGGACGACATCTGCTATCCGCAGTCCGAGGGCGTGCTCAAGATCGTGCCGCTGGTCGAGGGCACGGGCGCAGTGGGCCGCATCATCGGCGGTGCGGCGCTCGCGATTGTGGGTGGCGTGATGATGTTTTACGGTGTGCCGATGGGCGCTCAGGTGATGGCGCTCGGTGTGGCGCTCGCCTTCTCGGGCGTTGCCCAGATGCTCGCGCCTCGCCCGCCGTCGACCGGAGCCACGCCCGAGAAGCCCGACAACACGCCGAACCTCGCCTTTGATGGCGCAGTCAATACGATGGGCCAGGGCGGTCCCGTGCCGCTCGGCTACGGGCGCATGATCGTCGGCTCGCAGATTGTCTCGGTCGGCTTCTCGACCAACAACGAGATCGTGGTGCCCTGATGGCAGGCCGCGACCTGATTCCCCTGATCCCGATCGCAGGCGCGGGCGGCGGCGGCGGCAAGGGCGGCGGCTCAAGCGGCGGCACACGTGCGCCGGTCGAGGCACCCGACACGCTGCGGAGCGTCCAGTATGCCCGCGTGATCAACGTCATCTGTGAGGGCGAGATCGAGGGCATCGTAGGCGGGGCACAAGGCATCTTCTGCGATGACACGCCACTGGCGAACGCCGATGGCACGTGGAACTTCAATGGCGCAGGGATCGACTGGCGCACCGGCAGCGCGAGCCAGCCGCCGATCCCGGGCTTCTCTGCCGCCGAGGACGAGACCTCGGTCGGCGTGAAGGTCACCGCTGCCGCGCCCGTCGTGCGCACTGTCACGAACCCGAACATCACCGCCATTCGCGTGACACTCGGTTTCCCGGCGATGACCAACAGCGACCCGGTCACGGGCGACATCAACGGCACCACCGTCCAGCTTGCCGTTGACCTTCAGCACAACGGCGGCGGCTTCCAGCAGATGTACGTGGATACGGTCACCGGCAAGACCACGAGCCGCTACCAGCGCTCCTACCGGCTGTCGCTGGCACGCTTCGGGGCCGCGGGCGGCACCTATGACATACGGGTGCGGCGGCTCACGCCCGACAGCACAACCATCAACCTCCAGGATGCCTTCAACTGGGAGTCCCTGACCGAGATTGTCGACTCCACGCTGATGTATCCCTACTCGGCGGTGTGTGGCGTGCAGGTCGATGCCTCGACGTTCAAGGCGATCCCGAAGCTGTCCTTTGATGTGCAGATGCGCCGCATCCAGGTGCCCTCGAACTATGATCCGCCGAGCCGCACCTATAACGGCGTATGGGACGGCACGTTCAAGATCGCGTGGAGCGACAATCCGGCCTGGGTCGTGTATGACCTCGCCACGACCGCACGCTTCGGACTGGGCGGGTATCTGTCACCATCGCTTGTCGACAAGTGGACCCTGTACACGATCGCCCAGTACTGCGATGCCATGATCCCTGATGGCTTCGGCGGGGTGGAGCCACGCTACACGTGCAACTGCTACATCCAGCAACGGAGCGACGCCATAGCACTGCTCCAGCAGTTCACCAGCATCTTTAACGGTCTGATCTTCTGGAGCGGCGGCACGCTGACCTTCAGCGCGGACATGCCTGCCGATACGGTCGCGGTCTATACGCCCGCCAGTGTGGTCGACGGCGCATTCACCTACATTGGCTCGCCACTGAACCAGCGGCACACGACCGCACTGATCACCTGGAACAATCCCGCCAACGGCTACCAGCAGGAGATCGAGTATGTGGAGGACGCGGACGCGATCACGCAGTGGGGCATCCGCGAACTCCAGGTCACCTCGCTTGGCTGTACGTCACGCGGGCAGGCGCATCGCATCGGCAAGTGGGCATTGCTCACCGAGGCGATGCTCAGTGAGACGGTCACCTTCAAGACCGGCATCAATGGCGCATACGCACGACCGGGCGATGTCTTCGCCACGACTGATCCGATCCGTGCGGGCGTGCGCAACGGCGGGCGCGTAATATCCGCCACGGCGAGTCAGGTCGTGCTCGATGCGCCTGTCCTGATCCAGGGCGGCGTCTCCTACACGTTGACCGTGCTGATGCCTGATGGCACGTTCCAGACCCGACCGGCCAGCGCCACTTTCGCTGGCGAGATCGACACGCTCAACGTGAGTCCTCCCTTTACGATGGTGCCGCTGCGGATGGCCGTATGGGCACTGGCAGGCTCGAACGTCACGAATGAACTGTGGCGCTGCATCAGTGTGGTCGAGGACGAGCAAGGCAATGTCGAGATATCGGGCGTGGTCTATAACGCCAGCAAGTTCGCCGCGATCGAGCAGGGTCTCCAGTTGCAGGTCCCGCCCACGTCCCTGATCGATCCGTTCAACATCGCCCCCTGCACCGAACTGAACATCACCGAGTCCAAGTACCAGATCAGTCCCGTCCTCATTGGTGCGCGCTGCACCTTCTCGTGGCTCGCTCCTCTGGGCGCGGTGCGCTACTCGGTCACGTACCAGTTCGAGAATGACTCGCCAGTCTTCCTCGATGGCGTGTTCTCCAGCAGCATCGATGTCCAGCCGACCCGTGAAGGCACGTGGTACTTCACGGTGTGGGCGATCAACAGCATCGGTATCCGGAGTGGTCCCGCGAGCATCACGGTGCAGCTCCGCGCACTGAACATGCCGCCCGAGGACGTGAAGGGCTTCCAGCTTGACATCATCAGCGACAACGCGAACCTCACGTGGCTGTCCGCGACCGACCTCGATGTGATCGTGGGCGGCAATGTGGTGGTCCGTTACAACGAGCGGATGAGCACATCGGTCAGGTGGGAAGAGGCCAACGTGATCGCGAAGTACGCGGGCGCACAGATCAATGGCTATGCGGTGCTGATGAAGGGCACCTACCTCGCCAAGTTCGTGAACTCGTCCGGGGTCTATTCCGAGAACCCTGCCTATGTCGTGAGCACCACGGGACCGCTGCGCGATTACAACCTGATCGCCACGCTGGAGCAGGATCCGACCTTCGCGGGCCAGAAGGTCAACATGGTGATCCGCAACGGCGTGCTGTACCTTGCGCAGGGTTCAGACGGGCATGCGGTGGCGACCCAGGGCGCGTATTACTTCGATACCGTTGTGGACATGGGCAAGGTCTACACGGTGCGCTGCACGGGCTACGTGGACGGCGCAGTGTATGACCTGCTCAACGATGTGGACCAGTGGCCGGACTGGGACCTCGTGATCGATGTCGACGGCGAGAAGATTGACGAAGGCGGCGCGCTCGTGACTGTCTCGATCACCAACGTCAATCCCGCCACGGCGACAGCGAACGACTGGAGTCCCTACACGCGCCTGATCGTGGCGGACCTGACCTTCAGGGCGGCACGGTTCGCGCTCGCGGTGCAGGTGCCTGATGACATCACCGGCATCGGCATCGTGACACTGAGGGCGACGGTCGATGTGCCAGACCGCATCGAAAGCCGCAACAATGTGCCCATCGCCGCAGCTGGTACCAACATCCTTTTCACCGTGCCGTTCAAGACTGCGCCCGCGATCAGCATCATTGCCCAGGGACTTGCCAGTGGCGACAAGTGGACGATCACGAACCAGTCCGCCTCGGGCTTCACGATCGCGTTCCAGAATTCGGCCGGCACGGGCATCGCCAAGACCTGTGACTGGATCGCGCGGGGCTATGGGTACGAGCATACCGACCTCGACGCGATCGGCTATACAGCCCTGCAAACGGGCGACATCGATGCCATCAACGCAAAGCGCGAACTGATCCACACAGGAGTACCAACATGACACAGGCTGCCAACTATCAGGTCCCCGCGCATCCGTCCGGGCTGGACATGCGCACCCAGTTGAACATCATCGTGGCCGCGATACTGGGAGACAACTGTGGACCCACTGCACCGACCCAAACGTATCCCGGCATGATGTGGGGCGACACGACCGCGAACCGCCTGCGACGCCGCACCAATGCGAATGACGCGTGGATCAACATCGGCCCGCTGGACAACTTCCTGGGTGACATCACCACGCAGATCAACACGGCGACCGCCAACAAGGTGACCAAGACCGGCGACACGATGACCGGTGCGCTAAACCTCCAATTTGCCTATCCGGCGATCCAGTTTATTGCGCCGCCTGGCAACATTGTGGGGCGCTTGCAAGGCGACTCGGCGTCGGGTGGCGCGGGCTTTACTGATGCAGCGAACACCGTATGGAATTTCAAGATTAGCGACGCAGGAAACGCAACCATTCGCGGCAACCTCGGAGTAAGCGGCGCAGTCACTACCGCCGCTACAAACAATAGTTTTGCCGGTAGAACCCTTCACGCTGCAATCGGGGCATCGCAAGGTGAATTAGGTCTCCAGTCACCTAATGCGGCTGGTTACATGTTTATACGTGGCAGGGCAGGCGGCGGTATTGAGTACATCAATAATGCCTATAACGCCGTGGTGGCCTCGACGGATGATGGCGGAACCCTCAAGGCGGCGGGGCATATCTATGCAGGCGCAAAATTATACGCG